ACCTTGGTTCGCAGCCTGTCCAGCAGTTAGCTGAGCCTGCTGGTTAGCAAGAGCTGCTCGCAAGCCAGCGTCTTGATTCATTTGCTGTTGCGATAAACTGTTCTGCGCGTTGCTCTGCTGAGCCGCAAGGTTCTGCGCCTGGTTCGCTAGCGCGAACGCTTGCTGAGAATCTTGATTGCTCATCATGCGCTGCAAGTCCTGCTGTCGCGACTGCAAGCTGGCGTCTTGATTGATCTGGCCGCCTCTCAATGCTCGATCCGCGTCCGAGATACTAGCTTGCTGATTAGCAAGAGCTGCTTGCAGATTAGCCTGTTGATTAGCTTGCCCACCTCGCAAACCCAACTCAGCATTCGATTGACTCGCCGACAATCCAGCTTGCTGGTTTGCGAGAGCAGCCTGCATGTTCGCATCTTGGGCCGACAAGCCTGCTTGCAACCCAAGTCGAGCTGCCTCAGTCTGTCCTTGTAATCCCAGTTGTGCATTTGCTTGACTGGCTGCTAAACCGCTTTGCTGATTAGCTAACTGGCCTTGCAAATTAGTTTGTTGATTTGCACGCGAAGCATCCGTCCTCCGAGCCAGGTCTGCCTCCGCCAGACGCGCAGCCGATTCAAAGCCTTGCGATCTGAGCTGTGAGGCAGTTTTTGCTGACTGCTCAAGTGCGGCTCTATTCGTTTCGGCATCAATAATTGCCGCCCTATCTCCACCAAAGGCGCCTGCTGATATTGCTCCAGCCGCGTTTTGGTTTTGTTGCATTTGTCTTGCCCGCTCGATATCGCCCAGAGCACTGTCGATTACACCAGTCTGATATTGGTTCATGTAATCCGACAGGTTTGCATCTTTAAACTGAGCTGCTTGAACTCGCTCTGCATTGACATCATTCGCGGCGACAGTGCTGGGATTTATTTCGCCAACTTGTACAGCGTCAACTCCACGAACATCTCCAGCATTAACACGACCTACATTGATTGAGCTGGGTGCGTTAATTTGTTGCGCATCTCTGGCCTGCGGTCCAGGCCCGAGCAATCCAAGTGGGCCAATGTCTTGTGACTGTTGTTGCATTTCTCTAATTTGACCAGGGTCGTTTACTGAGCCCGCGCTGACCTGGTCAAATCCAATGTTTGTGTCTACATCACCAACACCCACCTGTTGACTGTTAAAACGTTCATTTGCGTATCGACCGTAAACATTGCCTGCGTTTGTGCCTGTGTTGATATTGCCGACCGTTGCATTTCGACCACCAAAATAGGTTGGTACACTTCCCGCTCTAACGTTTGTTGGTCCTGCTGCGCTACCGCTGTACACGTTTCTTGGTTGATACGTGCTGACGCCTTGTGCCGCATTTATCGCAGATTGAATTTCATTTTGGCCGACTCCAGCCCTTGCAGCATTTAAAGTTGCCTGCATGCCTTGCTGCTGAAACGGCGACATGGGAGCAACCGTTGCATTTTGATATGCGTTGTAAGGTGTTCGCGACAAGCCTCGGCCTGTCTGATACACATCCAGCAATGCACCCTTGATTTGAGGGTCCATCTCCTGACTACTGCTTTGACTACTTTTTCCAAAACTCATTATCTAAACCCTCCGAACATTATACTTGGCGCGCCGTACATCATCGCTCTCGCATTCTGGTCATAACCACCAAAACCTGGGTCAACCATCGGCTCTACTTGCGGCTGTGGTTGGTTGTACTTAACGTATCCGCTGCGTGGACCGCTATCGCGACCTTTCCCACCTCGACGATCTGCCGCATCTAAAATTGGCATTCCAACCCTACCTACTGGACGACCGTCTGGTCTTGTTCTTGTTGCGCTAAACTGAGGCTGAGCAAGCTCGGGGTTGACATACTCAGTAGTGGATTTCATCGGAGGCTCCTGATTACCGCCTCTATATATGTCGCCGCGCACATTACCACCACGACCACCACGCATCTGATTTGTGAGCGAACTTAAATCACCTGTAAAAGCATGACCTTGGTTTTCTACAGATCTATCCCTAAGAGAAAAAGGATTGTTCATAGGAATATCAGACCTTTGCGCTGCCCCATGGTTGGCGTAATAAGGGTTATTTGAATAAGAGTTCGTCTGGGGTTCATTTCTGTACACAGGATAGAAATCGCCAAACTGTGATCGATTCACTGCGGTAGCGATCTGATTCATGTCGTAATTATTAAAATCAGTGCCTGGCTCTAAGCCGATAGGAAATCCAGTATGTCCGCCCTGACCTCCAATTGGTCCTGAAGGCATAGGCGTAGGATTATAATCAGGCGGCGGCGCAGGCTGCGGTTGCGGCTGGTAAGGTCGATAGTTGCTGCCGCCAGCAGGAAATTGATTATAGTATCCCGGCATCGGCTGCATTACATTCTGCCCGGACCCGTATACATCACGCATGGGATTGTAAGGGGTCTGGGGCTGTGGGTTGTACCACTTATTACCCCCACCATACTGATTAGGTGGTGAATACTGATTAGGTGGCGGAGTGACTGAGCCGCCCTTACCACCTCCGCCGCCGCCTTTACTTCCTGCCATCTTCAATCTCCTTGTATAAGCTCACATGACTTATCGAATACCCTAAGTCATCAAGCGCTTTTACCCAGCCCTTGCGGCCAGATAAAGTTATAAACTTGGCATCTAGTGCTCGGCCAAATTCTTGAAATGTTTCATCCATATCCTTGATTTCCATCAAGTCGCCTGCCGCTAAAAAGATGTGAATAGCTCTGGCGCGTGGGTAGCAAACGACTTCCGTTACCACGCAGCTTTTTTCTGCCGGCCAAAAATGCATACGGCCTTCATCGACTGCCTGCACAATGTCTTCAAACAAATGCGTACCGCCGGCAAACTCCAACGCTCGCTCAAGCATTTCTCGGTACGGAAACATCGCCTCTAACGTGCTTGGTGCAGCTAATGCTTCTTGCGCATTCATAACGCTGTCGCTCCTAAGTTGCCTGAGTTATCGACCGTGATGCTGTAGCGCGTCCCATTGGGCGACTTCAATATCAACCGGGCTGCGCCAACTTCAATGTCCTGATTTTTCTTGTGGTTCAAGCCGTCCGCTTGCTCGATCAACAAATTCATTTTGTTAGTGTCGATTGGGTCATAGAACTCTGGCGCTGTTGGCAAAATCATCTAGCGCTCCCTGGCACAACATCGAGACGCATAACGCCAACTCGCCAATCGGTTTGCCGATCTCCTGTTACACGCATACTGAGTTGCCTACCTTGGAATCGCACCGAAGTCGGGTTAGCAAGCGTATATGGGCCGTGTTCGCTCTCGGTAGCATTGGGATAAGAACGAGTCTTAAAAATAGCTGTAACGTCTCCCTGCGTCTTCTCGTCAGGGATAAGGTTCTTTGCAACGACCAGTCGATCACCTTGTCCAATCTCAACTGGACCAGACTCTGCAAAAACAGTCGCGCCGTCGTAATCAAAACCGACCTCATGCTCGTAAATGTAGCCGTCAAAGCCCACGTAGTTTGGATAAATAAACTCACCGACATCAGCACCAGCGGTTCTGACCAAAGAGCCCACGCTCCAGAATTTTTCTTTGTAGTTGTAGGTCACATAGCTGTCATTTTCTAAGCTGTCATTGCTTGGGTAAAACCAAACGACCTCTGAGAATTTGCTGTTCAATACACCGTAAACTTTGCTTCGCTGTGCTTCGTTTAAGTTGTTAAATACAAAGTCGCCGACAGTGCTTGGTAGTGAGCGCACCCCGCCGTCATAGACGTAGAACGCATTGGTCCCCATCCAAATCGCGAAGCCGTCTGCTTTTACGCAAGCATTTCCCGAAGCGATACCGCATCCTGTTCCGACTCTTTGAAAACCGAAAACAAAGGGTGGTCCTTGATATCGAGCAACGTGCGCGTCTGTCGTTGTTAGTATTAGCGTTTCGCCGCGCAGTTGTTCTGCCGTGAGAATGTTGCCGCCGGTTGTCAGTGTAAAACCACCCGCCTGGTTAGTCGCAGTGGCTGTCCATACGGTGTTGTTTTCCTGGTCGCACCACTCTACTCGATCGCCTTCACCGCCTGCACCAAGCGCAAAAATAAACCGCTCGTCAGTCGTTATGATTGCGGTGTTGTTCGTTGGCGCGTTGGTCAATACTGCCGCGGCTGTCGCTGTATTGTTGGTCCACTGGTAAATTTTGCCATCAGCAGTTGAGCAGCCGATTGCGTACTCACCCCAGTTATCGATTGACCAGGTGGTTGCAGGAACGTATGGCCCGGTGTCTGGTCGGCTTGTGCCCCATGAGCTCAATCCCCAAGTCAATGCACCCCAGCCTAAATTTTGCACCGCATCATCCGAGCCGGCTGTAAATCCAACGGGGGTGATATCGTGCAGTGCGCTTGATTCATCGATCGCATACAGCTTACTGCTTGTACCGGCAACCGTTCTTCGACCGCCGCTATTGTCGCGATAGCTGATGATTTTTCTGCACGCGCCAGTCATTGCTGACGACGTGCGCTTTCTCCACCCGCCTACGGGCTGAAGGCTGCCTTCGTACCAGCGAATCAAATTGCTGTCATTCCACACGCCCGACTGTTGATAGTCTGTGCCGTTTTTGTGAACGCCTGGCGGTATTTTTAAAGACATCAATGCCATCTAGTAACTCCAGATTGCCGGCGCTGGAAACCCATGCGCTTTGTCCAGGTGGATGAATCGACCTGATCCTTTTTGATTCACGCCTACTCGCTCAAAGCCCATTTCTAATGCAGTCTCGATAACCTTGAGCGCTTGCTCGCCGGTCACTGCAACATCTACTGCGCGACCAGTGCTGTGCGATCCTGGTTTATCTTTGCGCTTCTCGATCGGATGATCTGCGCAGCGATAAGCTGAAGAAAGAATAAGGGGGAATCCCAGTTTTTCTCTGAGCTGATCTATCTCCGCAGCAAACGACCAATCCATGCCTTTGTGCGATCCACAATGTTGACATCTGAACTCGTCTTCGTGGAAAAACTTCACTTAGCGACTCCGTTAACTTTTTCGAACCCGCGGATGCCGGACATGCCGAGCATGCCAAGCATCACTGGGTACAACAGGTCAGTATTGACGGGAGGAACCTTTAACCAAATCCCCAGCATTGGCTGAACGATCACGTTGTAGGCCAACCCAATCCAACAAACATGTCCGATCGCTGGGCGCCAACTACTTTGAAACCAGTTGCCTTTTGCCTCTTGTTTATTTAACTCGATTTGCGCGAGAGCCTGCTCTTGCGCATGACGCTCGGCGAGGGTACTAAGCTCAAACGCGATGCGCTGTTTTTCATCAGCGTCCGGTATAAATTTATCAAGCAACTTTGTTGCTGAACCTAGTAGCTCGCCAAGTACCATTAATTAACTTCCTCTACTTGTGGGGCCAAACTTTTTTCTAGCGTGTTGCTGTAAGCATTCAGCAAGACTTCTAATTCAGATCTTTGAAGATCTAGTTCGCCCATATTTTTTAACAACACTTCGACGCGATTAACGTACATTTTGTTGTTATCACTAAGATCGGCTTTTAAAACTTCTAAATCACCTAACGTTAGCTTTTCACTGTCTATCTTTATTTGCATTGCTCACTCCTTTTTCTTCGCCGACATGGCGAAGCCGCCTTTCCTTTACATAGATGTGTATAAGTACAACCCTGATACTAATAAACCCACACAAAAAGCACCCCAGCCGAAAATAATGCCTACTAGTTTCATGTTTTCTTTAAACTGCCTGCGCTGCATTCGAATTTTGGCGACTTCCTTTTCATGCGCCAGCCTGCTTTCTTCCATCCGCCGTTTGATGCTGTTATACAAATCTCCTTGGCCTTGCATTAAACAAATGTCTTGCAACTGCCGGTCAAAATTTTGAAGCTGCCTAGTAATACTTTCCATCTTTAGCGCTTCTTGGTAGCTCATTTTTCCAGCGCCTTTTTTTTCAGCGTCCCGAGCTTTTTCTGTTGCGTTAGCCCATCGCCCTATAACTTGACTTAGATCACCTCCGTGTCCTTTAGCTTCTTTTAATGCCTGGATAGCTGAGTTGACGGACTGAACTGCTCCGATCGCAGCCGAAATTTCTGCAATCATGAATTTTTAACGTCGCTGCTTTTGTCTCCCCTTTTAAATATTTTCTGAACCGTGTCACTCTCCCAAATTCTAAGAGACAACCAGATGATGGTGAACAAACTTGCTATCGATGGAAGCCAACCAGCCAGGGTGGCGACAGTGCCTCCAACTGCCAGGCTATCCACTACTGTTTTGGCTTCCTCTTGCATCACTTGTTCTTCGCGTTGCCGAAATTAATTGCTAGGGCGTTGACGACTGGAAGAAGATACTTAGCCACAAACGCATCGTCTTTCTTGCTGGGTGTGGCCGCACTTATTGCAGATGCCAGGGTTACCACAGCGGTTATAATGTTGAAGGCCGATAACAGGAAGTCCATTACCATGGTACTCCTGCTGCCTGAGTTGGGTTCTTGTCTGCCTCAATCTGAGCGGCCAGTGATGCCTCAATAGCGTCTTTGTCTACTTCTGCTTGCACCCATCCAATTACGTCTGCTTCAGTCAGCGAGTCATAAGCAATAAACCCAGAAGCAGAAGCATCTGGTGTAAAGCCTACAGTGCCGTAGGATGAAGCTGAGTAGGTTACTGCGTCATCACCTTCGCCTACGGTTTCTGATGCAGTAGCTCGCCAGTGTGCAACTACTACGCCACCGTCTGATAACTCACGTTCTAAGGTTGAGATTGTCCAAGTTGTCATTTGTTTCTCCTGTTAAATTGCTGCGATAATGAAGGCTAAAAGTTCTGAATAACGCACACCCATGCGGCTACGTTCTTCACCAGTTTCTTCGTCTGTCCAAGTGCTGTTTATAAACATTGCGTAGTCACCAGCGTCTAAGCCTTCTGCTTCAAATGCGGCTTGTAGGTCTTGTGCAATAATTCCAAAGTGGATACGAGCATCGTCGCCTTTAGCTTCTACTGCATCTATCCAGCGAAACTTGCGAAGTAGACCTTTACAAGCTACAGCGACACGTTGTTCAGCGTCTGATAAAGTTGCAATGTCCTGCTTTTCGTTGCGGTCAGAGGTGTTGATAGTGCCATTAGTAGCATACACTTCAGTCCAACGTGCGCCCTCAGCTCCAAGAGACACAGTATTATTAAGAGATGTACCACTACCATTTGTAGGGAAAATTTTTGTACCGCCACTATGCATCCTCAAGCCACACGCTGCTCCTGCAAAATGGATACCTGTGCCACTACCAATACTACCTACGGTTGTGCCGTCTTTTTTGAAATCTACAATTGACCCGTCGCTACTCAGTCTGTTGATTTCTGCAACAGCAATTCCAGAGGCAGTAAGTCTTGTCAAACCAGAACTGGCTAGCACAGAACCAGCAATACCTCCAGAAGTTGAAGACTTCCCCACCAGAAAATTGCCAGAGGCATCCAATTTTGCCTTAATGGTTCCTGCTGTGACAAAACCAATTTGGTCTGAACCAACTCTATAAAACCCAGTGTTAGTGTCTGCACCAAATGAAATTGAAGGCGCTGAAGCACTGCCGTCACCGTTGTAAGCAACGCCAGAAAGCCAAAGGTTGCGGAAGCGTATATTAGAAACACCTAAGTCAACAGACGCGTCATTGTTTGCACTGGCTGTACTTGGTGATAATGCTGAAGCCGCATCGTTAATCCTTAGACCTATTGCGCCTTGCACCAGTGAAACATCACCACCGATTGCCTTGATGATGCCATCCGAATTAGCAAAGGAAACATCACCTGCGCTGGTTATGCGAACCTTCTCCGTTGCATCTGCACTAGC